GTCTAAATCCTGAAAAAGGTTGTCCTGCACAGCATTCTGAAGACTCTTCCACTGGCCTTCCATGCTGCGGGTGGCCTCAACGAAAGACCGGGCATTCGGAGAGAGCTTCTCCATTGCCAGACCGACCTTGTCGATCTTGTCCGTTTCGATCTTCTCAATATTTTTACTGATCTGATCCAGGGCATCCGCAACCCTGTCAGCACCCTGCACTCCCTTAGAGTTCGCCTCCGCAACATCTTCCGAAACCCGTTGCGCCCTAGTCTGAACCTCCTGCAAACGATCAACAGACTGAAGGTAACCCAACTGATCGCGCCGCAACTCAAGAAGCGTCTTCTGACCGCCCTGCCGAAGACGATCAGCAGCTTCCTGCACACCAAGAATCGCATCCGCAACATTCAAAGACGAACGCCGATTCTCAGCGTTCAAATCCTGAATCTCGCGAGTTGTATCCCTAACCGCCGTACCGTAATCCCGGTAAGACTGCCGCAACTGCCGATTGCCGTCAGCGATCAAACGAGCCTGAGTCGCAACCTGCTTCTGATCCTGCGAAAAAGATTTAAACGCATCCGAAACACCATGCAGGCCAACGCCTAACGCCCCAACAGACGTAAGCGCACCAGCAAGCAAACCTGGAAGAGCAAGAGAAGCTTTCGCCAAAGCATCCAAAGACGCAGTCGCGCCAGCAGCCGCATACGCCAACGCCGGAAGCAAATCCAAACCGGCAATGACAATGTTCATGCGAATCGCACGGCTGAACGAATTGCGCTTGAAGATATGTTCAACCTGAGACAAGTCTCGCTTGAAACCATCCCAGTCAGTACGAACCCTGACCGTTACCGGCCTAGCCTCTTGAGCCTGCCGGTAAGCCTCAAGCTTCGCCATCCCGGCGTTATCAAGATCAACCTTCGCCTGAACCGTGAAATCAACACGCTTCTGCTCAAGCTTCCGCTTCGTGTCAGAGTGAAAACCCTTGACAGAAGGGACAATCCGTACTGCGGCTTCGCCAGCAATAGATGCCATGAAATCCCCTAAACGGAAGCTTGTTGGGCACGCGCCAGCGCGGCCTCTATTGCACTCTTAGTCCTAGAAACCTTCAGCTTGGTACGAAGCTCAAAGCCGGGGATCAGAGGACGCTTCATCGGCTTACCCGTAGCGACTTCAATCTGCGTCATCAGCAGACTCACTTCTCTGGTGTGCCCGAAAATTCGCGGCCTCACAACACCGCGATCAGCTTCCTGGGAAGACATCCACTCAACAGTCTCAGGATGCAAAAGAACAGCCTCGTTCAGGGCGGTTCCCTCAATGTTCATCAAACGATCAAAGAAGCCAAGAAATTCATCCCAGGTACGTTTGCGCTGCCATCGTGCGCCAACACGTTCCCACTGGAAGTACTCGTAAGCCGAAAAGTGAAGTGTCTGTTGACAATCCCAGCACATCGGCTCCCAGTAGTCATTGACTATCTTGATTATTTTCCCAACTGGGCTTCTTCACCAGTCCCAAACATATGCTTCAAATACTTGAGATTGAAGTTCTCCCAAACGTATTCGGGCTGGCTGCGAAACAAGTCATGGATCGCGTCGTACTGATCACCGAACAGCGCACGCTCACCATCTTCAGCCGTAGTGGAAAGCCGCCACTTATCGACCTGCTCTTTGGTGGGCTGCTTCAGGACGATGCCCTTCACCTTCATCGGCGGGACAAGGTTCTCACTTACGAGATCAGCCCAAATGTCGTCAGCGTCCAGTTCCTCATCAACTGCAACGTCTGCCGTCTTACTCTTTGCATTAGCGGTTGCCATGTCTGCTCCTTCAATTTTGTTGTGACACAACGAAATCCCCGGCAACCCGGTGGGCAACTTTCGTCACCCACCGGGCCGGGGGTCAAACCATCAAGCCCATGAGAGGGCCAACCGATGCACCAAGATTTAGGTAGCGACGGTGATGGCAACAGACGGGATCGTCAGGGCCGGGGTCACACCGTTGTAGGTGACCGCGATTGTGGTCGAGCCGCTAGCGATACCAGTGACAAGACCAGTGGACGAAACGGTGGCCTTCGTCGGATCGGCGCTGACATACGAGCAATCCGGCGTGTAGTTGATGCCGTTGCTGCCAGTGATCACAAGCTGCTTGGTCTTGTTGGGGCCAGCAGTAGCCGTCAGGCCGGTGACCGCAGCAGCACTGATCGAAGTCGGCTTCGCAACGAACCCGGTCTTGTGAACCAGCGAACGCCAACCCGGCCCACACCAACCCTGCAAGAGCGAAAAGCCTGCTGCCGCATCACGAAACGCGCCGAACGTCATGGTGTACGAAACCGCGCCGTCATCCTTGTTGTCCTGGTTAGCGACGTTGGTCAGCTTCACCTTGGGCAGGATGTAGTACGAGTACAGGTCTTGCCCGTTCACGTCATCCAGGCCAACGAGGTAAGCGCGGTAGAACACGTTCTTCGGAAGGGTCGGAGCCTCAATGGTGGTGCCGCCCTGTGCGCTCACAGCGAAGTTGGTGGCATCGAACGTGGTGCCCCAATACTTCTCCAGCACAACCTTATTCGTCTCCAGAAAGTTCGCCTCAAACGTAACCATACGCTTGGAGATGATCGAACGAACCGGATCGGCCTCGCCGTAACCTTCGATGTCAGTGTTGGTGATGTCCTGCGCCAAAGCGACACCAGCAGACTTCTCAATGATGCCAGCGGACTGAGCGGTAGTCGGCAAAACCAGTTCGCCAGTGGATGGACTCTCCAGCGTCTGCGGAACCGGGTTCAGCATGGAGTCGAACAGAACCGCGAAATGCTGATTACTAAGAACCAGATCGTTTTTCGCGTCCCGAATTGTTTCAAAGTCAGGCATTTTTACTTTCCTTCTAGATTGGGAGTGACTGCAAAATTTGACGGTAGTTAGGAAGGAAACGCGGCTCGCGAGTGCAAAGCTTAAACGTCACCGGCACAAACTTTTCATCAATGAACTGCTCAGGAACCTGTTGTGGGCCAAGCCATTCCATCGATTCAAGAATCTTCGATGTAGACCCGTCTTTGCGAGGAATCGGAAGCATCCCGATAACCCCATCGTCCATCATCTGCCTAACGAACCCCACCAGTTCCCAAGTGGTAGAACGCTTTTGAGTGATGCACGCTATCTGCACAAGGCTTTCGTCAGTCCTGAGCGAACTGTCTGCCTTTCCTGGCTGCCGCCAAATCCGCAGAGTAGGCTGCGTCCCTTGTCCCGATGCAGGATCGTAATAACCTGGCGGTAACCATGTGAAGGTCTTAACCTTCCCATCGGTAATCCAGTCAAAGTAGTCACAGATTATGTCCTCGACATCCTGGTAACCCGTCGTGAACCAATCCGGCAGAAAATCTGTCATATCCGTTCCGACAGATGCATATACAGCGCATCAACAAGATTGCCGGAACCCTCATACGGCGAATACTGATTCCTGCCGTACTCGTCAGCAGCGCCATACGGAGTCGAAGACGAACCAACCCGCACCTCACCAACCCAACGATCACGCTTGTAACCCCAATACGGATTAACCGTAGCGGTGATACTTGCCGCGAGAGCGCCACTCCTAGAACGAGTTTCGATCATCGTTGAGTAAGTCTGTGCAACCCTCTGCGTGTAATCGTGGACGATGGAGCCAACCCTGCCATTAAGCAGAATCTCTCCGATGGCCTTATTGGGAGGGCCGTAAAGCCTTATGTACCAAGGGCCGGGAGCAATATCCACAAGAGACTTGCCAGCAGCAATGTTCGCAACACCACCACCGTTGGAGACTGTCGCATAGCTAGCCATACACACCCTCCACATCAAGCCAGTAGTAACCGAAATCAGTTCCGGTCAAACCACTAGGGTAATCCCACTCAGGCCGCGAAATCACTTGGTATCTAACACCATTGATCTCAACCCGGTCACCAAACAAAACCCGAACAGAAGCTTTCTTCGGCAACCCAATCATACCGCGAGAACTGGAAGACTCCTGGCCCTTCATTGAAGGACTCGCAGACAAACCGCCCATCACAACATTCGAAACAACACCAACAAAGGCGTTGCCCTCGTCGTCAAGCATGTCTACCGGATTGCCTTGTGCGTCAACAGGATCGCCGTGCCGATCACGCTCAGGAGCGCGAAACACTCTCACCGTCTGATTCCTCACAGATGATCCGTATCATCCCAGCCAGGATCAAGAGGGGAGAACATCGGAATCGGCTTGTTCATGTCGATTGCGTACAAGTACCCGATGGTCAAATCCTCATCATCCTTGTAAGAAGTGAGACTCCACAAGCCAGCACCCTTGCGCTGCCTACGAAGAAACTTGTACTCGCCCTCAGTGAAAAACCCTGGAGGACAGTTCTGTTGGCTGTACGAAGCAGCCATCGGCCCCATGACCTCGTAGGTGGCCCTGCGAGGATTCTCAATCTCCCGACGAGCGGAAGCGAGAATGATCCCTACAACAGTCCTAGGAGCGTCTTGCGCTGTGGGCCAAGGCTTTCCAGCGATAGAACGCGCCCACTCTGAGGCCATCAGAAGAACGTCTTCCGCTTGAGCGGACTCAGCGGGAGTCGATAACTCCCACTGAGTCCACCTAGCGAGTTCTTCTACCGTGGCAAGCGATTGTGCCACTTACGCACCGACAGTCAGTGCCCAAGTAGCGGTCTTGCCGTCAACCACAGCAGTGATGGTGGTAGCGCCAGCGGCGACACCAGTCACCAAACCACCGGAAGAAACGGTGGCCTTAGCGGTATCAGACGAAGACCACGTTGCGTCAGCAGTGCGGTCATCACCGTTGCTGTCAACGAGACGCAGTTGGCGAGTCTTGTTCGCACCAGCCGAAGCGGTGACGGTGCCCTGGTTGCTGATCGTCACGCTGACCGGGATGAGCTGAATCTTCGCGCCACGAACGAAAGCATTCGGGCCGGGATCAACAATCGCCTTGTAGCCAACGAACGTGTCAACGAGCGAGCGGTCAGAAGTGACCGAAGGATCGTAATCACCCAGCCAACGCAGAGCAATGTTGTTCGCAGAGCCAACAGCGGCCACACGGTCAGCACCAGACATCGGCGCTGACGGTGGACGAGTCACCATTGCGAAAGCGGTCATGTGGAACAGGTAGGCATCACCGTGCGGAATGTAATCCGAAACGATAACCTCATGTCCCGCAATGCGTCCCACGCGAGCCTCACGCAAAGCAGATGCCGCGTTATCACCCGTCGAGTCATAGCGAGTGAAGCGATCATCAAGCAGCAGAGCCTCTTCCACGGCGCTGCCGCAGATCAGGTAGCGGCCCTGGCGAGGAACGAAAGCATCGTTCAACTGACGGCGAGCGTGGACGATTGCGTCGTACACACCATCGACAGTGGCGGTATGGGTGGTCACATACGCGGCGTTCTGAATGGTGTCCGACAGACCCTGCTCCAGCTTGCGAGCAACAGCATCCACCTGACGGTTCAAAACCTGTCCAGCGTAATCGAAGATGTCCAACGTCTTCTCTTCGTCCGTAAGGACAACGAGGCTGTAGACATCGTCGGTGAGCTTGACATCCACCGACGTTTCGGTCAGATCACTGACGGTGAGGTTACGGGCAGCACCAGTCCCGCGCAGCACGCGAGTGTTTGCATCAGTCGGATTCGGAATCCGAATGGTGATGGTGTCATTGTATTTACCCGCGAAGTCGCCCAGGCCATCTTTCCACACAAGCTGGGTCAGGACGAGTTCGCCCTGAAGCATTCCCAGAACAGTGTCGATGATGGCATTAGGCTTGATAAAAGCGTTTGCCATGAAACGGTTCCTTAGTTATTGATGCGCGAAATCAGTTGCCGCGCAGCGAGAATGGGTTACGTCCACCGCGACCAAGGCCACGCTCTTGCAGTCTTTTCATAACTACATCGGCAGTGATTTCTTCGTCGTCGTCGCCGCCACCAGCACCGCTATAACCTCTGCCCGAAGGAGAATCATCATCTTCGGTTGACTTCGGCTTCAACGATGCAGGCTTCTTTTTGGTGGCCCGTCCGTCCTCGACACTCAGGACGTTGAGTAGATCATCTATGTCCGCTGCGATTGATTCAGCGTCATTTCCCTTGATCCTGCTTGCAAAGCGGGGAGGGAGTCCCTTTTCCTCCGCGAGATCGCGGACAAGGTCATCACGTTCGCGGGACTCACGAAAAGCTTTCAACTCATCCAATTCCTTGGAGAACTGCAATCTTTCGGCTTCCCAGCGTTCAGCGTCAGTCTGCGTGGCCGACTTTAGCGGACGCAATTCCTCGACTTCCGCTTTCAGTTTACCATGCTCTTCAAGAATCGGATCGTACTTCTTCCGTTCTCGCGCAAGCCTTTTCGTAACAAGGTTGTTCGCCCACTCTTCGGCAGTATCCTTTGAGTCGAACTTCCACCAGTTAGAACTAGCAGGAGGAGGGGTGAAATCATCCGCAACCTCTGAGGCACCGGACTCAACAGAACCCGAAGTGTCCTCTGCACCAACAGCAACATCTTCCGACATTGAATTACTCACTCTCCGTACCGTTTTAGGCCGCACGTCTCGCCTTCCGCACAGAAGCTGTGCGTAAACCTAAGCAGCTAGCTGCTTCCTCATATCGAACGTCCAACGAACCCGTGGATCACGCGGACTAAGGCCAGAATTCAAAAGCGTCTCACCAGCATCCCGAAGCTCACCGTTCATCAACGCCATATCAAACTGGTTCCCATCGAAAGCCTTCGTTTCCGCGAAAACCTCACGCCACAAAGTCATTTCAGCACGCTTACGAGCCTTGCCAGACAAGCTCTTGTCAACCTTCTGCCAAACCTTGTCCCGCCAAAGGTTGTTCCAATAAAGGGCCGCAGCGTCCTGGGCACCCTTCGTCGTATACACAGGGCGAAGCATGCACCGGCAGTTGTCATGCACCTTCGCAATGTCGTACCAGCCTTCCGGCACCGTGCGCTCAACATCTGGGCTGGCCTTAAACCTCTTGTTACTTCCAATGAATGAGCCTTTACCGAACACCGCTCCGCGAGCCGCCAGCAAGGCACACAGAGGGCAAGGATCGCCATCAGTGACGCGAGCAAAGCCCTTAATCCTCTTGTCGCGAGCCATAACTGAGTTAGTTACCCCACGCGCACCATTCATCGACTCACGCACAGCGGCACCAGCAACACGAACCGAAGCATCACGCATGATCTTCTCTTCAGGCCCAGGCATGGCTCGCTTGGTCATGTAATTCGACTCAATCATAACGGTTTTCGCGACATCGACCCGATCAAACCCTTGCAGCGGAACGGAAACCTGCCGCAGCCGTCCAGTGCGAAGATCATCAAGCTCCTGCATCCGATCAAGCACAAACTGCGGAGTTCCCATAGCAGCGCCGCGAGCAATCTGATCCGCAATCCTCTGAGACTGAGCATCAAGCACAAGCTCAACAGGGGAAACCCCAACCGGCGCAACAGGATTCAAATCCACAACCGGATTAAACTCAAAATCGGTCACCGCCAACTGCGGCATCCGAAACGAGTCAAGCGAAACACCGGAAGGCCGCTGAACATCTGGGTAATCAATCAACAGCGGAAGCTCAACCGTAACCTCCGCATACCTGGCATTCGCCACATAAACTGACGAAACCCTTTGCGACTGAAGGAAAGCCGTCTCAATCCACGGCAGGACAGCAGAAGTGAACCTCTCCGATGAAGCATCCAAATTGCGGAACCTCATTATCTGCCACAAAGGAAACAGAGCCAGGACAAGGTTGTCCGCAATCGTCTCCTGATCCTTCGCGTGCCTATCGGCAAGCCACGCCGACAACATCGTCATCGGCGCAATCTGACCCTCCGTAGTAACGGGAGCCGTCATGCATTCTGCCCACCAGTCCGGTTATTCAACGGACGCTGATTACGGGTTGAGTTTGGGCCACCTGGGCCATCCGTCGCAGACCCAACAGGATTTTCCGACTGGGCAGCAGCGGGTTTCACATTCAAATCCCTCAAGTACAAGTTGAGTGGATCGGTATCGTCCCAATGTTGTTTCCATTCAAGAACTTCCGACTGATCGACACCAGGAATGCGATTCCAGGCAGCCCACTTCGGAACACCAAGCTGATCAACAATCTTGCCCCAGGCATCAGCGAACTGACTCAAGGAACGCACCTCAACGTCCTGCCAATGAACACGGGCAGAGAAATCGTTAGCGTCCTCCTCGCGCCCCTCAATGTGAGCGGCCAGCCGCAAAGCCTGCGCGTGACTGCGGCCCATAATTGTCTGCTTCTCGAAAAGACGTTGGTACGTCTGCCTTCTCGCGCCATCAAGAGCATCGGCAGCAACATTCACAATCTGGCCCAACAGGTTAGGCGGCAACTGTGTCACAGCGGCGAACGCCTCAAGGTCAGCCTTGTACGCCTCAATGAAACCCTGCATAGAAGTCTCATCAAGAGTGCCGAACTTCGCCTGCACATCAGAAGCAATCAGAATGTCCTCGTTGGCAAGTCGAATCTTGTCCATCGAAACCTCCTCTTCCGTATCCGGCTGCTCCAGGCCAGTGGCCCACCGAATCTTGAAAGAGTTGAAGTGCTGCACCAGAAGTCGATCAAAAGCCGTCTTATCGATACGAGCCGCAAGATCAATGATCGGCTCAACGTCACCCCAAGTGCGGCCCTCAAGATCAATCTGATTCACATACCGCACAAAGGGATTCACGCCGTAATCGTGAACCTTCGTCTCAACTACCTTGAACTTTGAGCCATCAAACTGAA